CAATAGAGCCTGTTCCGTTGGTATGGCGCGTCGACGCTGAGAGCCGGTATATCGAGTGTCCGGCTGGAGTAACCGATTGAGTCCAGATCAAAGATGATTCCGTCGAGCCAATCGAGCCGAGACGCTTCTTCATGTTCTCGACCCACTGAACTGCGGGACTGGCCGCCTCCGCGTCCTTCTTCGCTTTGTAGGCGTCCACAATCTCCAGAACCTTCGTCTCGCCCCAATCGCTCATCATCATGTTCAGAGCAAAAAGGATCACTCGAACGTTCGTCACTACATAACCCAGATCCGGCGTTATCCGGTCCAGAGACGGACTGTCCCATGTGCGGCCACCATCCAGGTTGAACGGAACCCCCGTCATCTCGCAAAGACCAGCGTCCATCCGAAGACGTATCGCGTCCTCGTATTGGTCTAGATCGAAGGGCAGCCCTTTCTCTTTCGCGCGCCGCCGGGCTTGGGATATCAGGCCCTTCGCCCTCTCGCGCTTCCAGTAATTCTGCTTGCGCTCCCGCGTCTTCACTTTGGCGTCCTGCGCCCCGTTGCGCTCCGCATCCGCCATCCTCCGGCAGGCTTTGCAACGCGAGTAGTGACCGTCTGCCGATGTCGAATCCTTGGAGAAATCGCCCAAAGTCTTCTCGATGAAGCAGTGTGCGCATTTCTTCTGTGGCGCGGACTCGTTTCCCCGCTGCGGCGGAGACTTGTTCCCCGACGAGAAACTGAGGTCTACATATGCGGACGAGTCGTAATAGGTCCGGCCACAAATGCCTTGGGTCATCAACTCCGGCGCCTTTGCCGGCCGCCGAGAATGGCTGACAGGGGCAGCTTGCGGTCCAGAGAGGCCTGTCGTCGGGCCAGCCGGCGAGGCGGGCGGCGACGCTCCAGCATCCGGCGCCGGCAAAGAAGTGCGCCTGGGAATATCCGGCAATGTCGGCATGACGAACCTCTGAAATTGATCTGGAGTCCACATCACCATTTGCGATTACTCCAAGCTCGATTAGTTGTCGCAACACCGCGACGGCGACGGGGTCGATCTCGTTATAGTAAGCGCGGCTCATTCGGCCGCCTCGCGCGCTTCGATCGGCAACAGCGCGGGGTAGTGGCCCCAGCCAAAGTTATTTTTTAAAACAACTCCAAGCGGCGCCAGCTTACGCCTTACGCGCAGCACAAAGACGCTGATACAAACTCGCGCGTTGTCGGGGCCGCCTTCGGGGTCGTCGCTGTAGAGTGAGTCCGCTACCTCGTCCATAGAGACGACTTCGCCGCACCGCGACAGGATTGCGCACGCGACTTGAAATTCGCGGCGAGGAAAGAAGGCGATCGCGCCATTTCGCGCGATCGCCATACGGTAGGCCGAGATGAAGACCGCACTCGGATCCTGGCGCGACCGCAATTCGAGTTGGCCTTCGAGCCAGATTCCGAGCACGACTCTCACGCGAAGATCCCGCCAAGCGCGGACCAATACAGGTCGAGCAGCGCGTCGCGCTCTTCGCGTGCGGTACGCTCCAGCTTCCGTTCGCGGATGATAATCCGGATGATCTTCGTCTCGAAGCCACGGCCTTTGATCTCGCCGTAGAGCTCCTTGAGATCTTCGCTGAGCGCCTTCTTTTCCTCTTCGAGATGCTCGATGCGCTCGACGAAGGCCTTGAGCTCTTCGCCTGCGATGGCGCCCTTTGGGGCGCCATCGCTGTTATGTCCAACTTTTGCGGTCAAGTGTGTGTTCCTTCTAACAGACAGACATACAATAGATCACGCGAAAAAGGCGTCCGCGCCCTTGCCGCTCTTGGTTTCTTTCGGCGCGTCCCCTTCGTCGGGGATTGCGCTGAAATATTTTGTCGGGTCTGTTCCGCCGCCGCCCAGGCGCTCGCCATCTTTGACGACCTGGTAGCAAGAGATGCCAAACGAGATGCCCTTGCCGGTCTTGGGGTTTTCCCAAGCGAACGGGTTGACAAGCGCCTTGATGTAGCAGCCGGCGTAGACTTCCTCCGGATCCGTGATCAGGAACGCTTTGCTGTTGACGCCTTTGGGCCGGAAGTCGAGCCCGCTTGTGACGCGCACGAACGTCGTGCCGGGGTAGCCTTTGTGCGACTCGCCGGTCTTTTTGGAGCGGCCCTGCGGCCCGTCGCCATCAAGGAACGGGCTCTTAATGAGACCGTCGGCGAAGAGCTTGGTTGCGGTAGCGCCCCATTTCTCGACGGCGCATTCGCCGGCGGCCTTCTTGAGCGCCGAAATGTCGATCGACTTGTCGAAGAGCAGGACGGCGTTGTAGCTCTCTTTGCCCTCGTCATTCTTGCTCGGCTTGAGCAAGTTGGGAAACGAGAGGCGTGCGAGCGGGGTTTCAATATCATTCGAGGCCATTTTGTAGATCCTTATTCCAGTGCTTTGAAGTGCGATTGAGCGCCAGGTTGCACGGCCGGGCGCGTCGTCTTTGCAGTCGCCACGAGATTTGTTCCCGAGGAAACTGCGGGGCAAAGAGCAGCAAAAAACTTTTGCTCTTCGGGGTTGAGCTTGAGAAGTTTCTCGACTTGCGCCGGGCTTTTGAGTTTGCGCGGCGCGTAGGCGCCGAGCTCGTCAATGTGCCAGTCGAGAAATTTTGACGCGGCCTCTTCGTCGGCCCACTTGCGGCGCCCTTGCTTGGCGACAAGTTGATAACCGGGAACTTCGACGCCGCTTTCGGCCAGACTGTGACCGTGCGCGCGAACGGAGTTGAGCCAGTTTTCGATCATGTCGGCCGCGTCAAGGATCTTGGCGACTTGGTCGACGTCAAGCGTGGCGGCGGCCGGCGGCTCGGCGACTTCGCCAAGCGGCTTGAAGTGCGTTAGCGCTTTTTCCATCGCCTTCGATTCAAGCGCCGGGCATGTCGCCGCAGCTTTGCAAAAGCCGCAATGATCGCCGGGGTTGAGATAGAGCGCCGCAAAAGACTTCGCGTCTTTGTCGGCTTCCCACTCTTCGACCGCCGCGAAGCTGCGGTCCATTGCTAGAAGCAAGTCGGTTGTCCAATCCATGAGCTCGCCGACGTGCAGCGTTTCGGACCTGATTCGCCCGTCAGGGTGATAGGCCCGAGGCTGCACGATCGTCGACTTGACGTGCGTAACTTTGAGCTCAGGAAAGGCCAGGAGCGCGCCTATCGCATAGGTGCGCGCCTGCGGGTTGCCCTTGGCCTCGACAACTTTGCCACGGCCGCCTTTGAGGTCGATTACTTCAAGAAGCTGATCCTTGGCGTGATAGACAACGGCGTCGGCCGTGCCGCCGGCTTCAAACGGCGGGTTGAGCTTTGCGAGCGAGAATTGCCGCTCGATGTAAAGCTTGTTGTCGGGGTGCGCGGCGGCGCCGAGAACGTAGTCGCAATAGACGAAAGCCGTCTCGGCCATCTCTTCGTCGACTTCGATCTCGTGATCTTTCGTCGGGCGATATGTCCCAATGAAAAAGTGCGGTGTGGCCGCCTGCTCGCGAAGGCTGCACTCCGCAATCTCATGGCAAGCCGTTCCCCACGCCGCGGCTTTGCTCTCCTTGTCAGGCAAACCCGCAGAGAGACGGAGCGCGCCGGGGCAAGCGACGTTGCGCTCCGTCGCAGACGCGCTCCAAACGGAATGTCCTCGCGAAGCGTGCTCAGTCATGAGTCCCCCTTACGTGCTCAATCGCCCTGTCAGGGTCCGCAGTGCGCCAATCGGGCCACTCGCGCAGCTCGTTTTTGGTTTGCTTGGCGTCGAGCGCGGCGACGATCTCGCGCGCCGTGAAGCCGGAGCGCCAGGCGCCGTCTAGCGCCAGGATTATGACGTCGATCCACTCGCAAACGTCCGTCGGATCTTCCTCGATCTCGATGAGCTCTTTGCGGATATGATCAATGACGCTTTTCGTGCCTCGGACGGGGCCGAACGTCTCAAGCGAGAAGCCGATTTGCCGCCGGATATGTGCGACAAGGTCAAACGCCATCACGCCACCTTCGTTCTGCTAAACGGGTTAGCGGCGATCGCTGCATCAACGGCCGTGATAGCGGCGCTGAGCACGGCCGGGTCCGTCTTCATATCGCTGATCTTGGCGCACCCGACGATCTTCGGTCCGTCTTGCTGCGCGGCCTCGAAGCCGTAAGCCGTCATGTAGCGGCCGAACGCCTTGCGGACGTCGTCATGGTCGAGCGGCGCGTCACTCTTGACAGCGGTTTCAGCCGCTTCGTCGGTCGCATCTTGGGCCGCTGTCTCCGGCGCATCTTCCGGCCCGACGCGGCTTTCGCCCGTCGAGATCTGCGGGGCTTCGGTCTTCGCCTTGCGCGTGCGCGGCGGCTTGGCGGGCTCAGCCGCCGCGGCCGGGACGCCGGCAGGAACCTGGTTAAGCACGGCTTCGGCTTCCTTGAGTACGGCTTCGAAGTTTCGCTGCGTGTTGTTTTCGGCTTCAAGCGCGAAAAGCGGCTCGGCGAAGCCGCGTAACTCGGCCAGCGCTTCGCGGGCCGTGTCGCCAGAAATGTTGATAGAAACTGTCACTGTATATTCTCCGTTAAGGTTTTGATGGAATCAACCAATCGCGCTAAAACCATCGTTAGCGCTTCGTCAATGCTGCCTGTTAGAACAGCAAACCGGACACGCGGCTGGCGCCGCTTCGTGATGTTGACAATCCGCATGGCGGCCTGCGCCATGTCTTTCGGAAGCCAAGAGGCTTCGACGAAAATCATTTCGTCGGCGCTCGAAAGGTCTAGGGCTTCGCCGGCGGCGACGATCTGACCAATGAAGACGCGCGAGCGTCCGTTTGCGAAAGCGTCAACGCGCCCCTGGCGCTTCATTGCCGGCGTTGAGCCATCGAGCACAACCGGGTTGAATTCCTGCAATCCTTGGAAGAGCGTTTCGATCGTGTTCTTGTGCCATGCCATGAGCACGATCTTTTCGAGGCCGCACTCAAATTCCTCTTTGACGGCTTCGATGATCGCGTGCGCCTTGACCTGGCCGGTGATCCGGCGAAGTTCGTTGGCGCTTTCGTCGAGCGAGCGCGTGTCGCCACGGCCGGCGGCCTCGATAATCCGCTCGCCGTCTTCGACGTCGGCGAGCGCCTCTTTGAGCGGGCCGTTGCCGAAGTTGCCGGGCTCAAGGTGCATGAGCTCGTAAACAGGCTTTGTGATGCCGACTTCGTCTAGCGTGCGACGCATCCAAAAGCCTTCGAGGCGTTGCGCGAGCTCTTCGAGGTTCTTTCCTTTTATGACGACGTCTTGCCAGGTCTGACCATAGCGCGCGCTTCTCATGACACAGTAGCGCTTGCGAAACTTATCGAAGGTTTCGACGTCGGCGATCCGGTGAGGCGCGAGCGCCTTGATCATTGGGAACAGGTTACTCGGGTCGCGTGGAATTGGCGTGCCGGAAAGGCCCCACACTGCATCAGCGCGGTCGACAAGCGCGCCAAAGACGGCCCTTGTGCGCTTTGTCGCGGGATTGCTGGCGTAGTGAATTTCGTCGAGAATGCAGAGATCCCAGCGCCGCGCGGTGAGCTCGTGCAGGATCCGCACGTCGCTGATAATCGACCAAGCCACAATGACCACGTCGGCGTCAGGATTGATCTTCGTGTGGCCGGCGTAGACGGCTTGGATTTTGCGGGGATAGGCAGACCATTCCCGCACATTTGCGGCCCACTGCGCCCGGCCGCTGGCGGTCGTCACGATGATTATCGTGCGGGCCAGGATAAGATCGGCCGCCGTGATTGACGATCCGGTCTTGCCGACGCGCTGCTCGTCGGCCAGCAATGCGGCCGAGCGCTCGGCCAGGAATTGAGCGCCGGAGCGCTGCCAGGGCATAAGTTGTGGCAAGACAGGTTCTCGTTCAAGACGTTCAAGACATTCAAGGCGTGCGTTGTATGGCACGGATCAGACAGACATACAAGCCCGTTAAATTAAATTTGTGACGCCTCTTTTAACGCCAGCAGCGCATAGCCGGCGATGTCATCCCAATGGTCGGCGTGGCCGGCCTGTCCGGATAGGATTCGGCTGATTTTCAGCGCGATCATGTCGAGCGCTTCGCGCTGTTGCAGCGTCATGGAATCCCACGCGATTTCCCCACGCCAGAACGCGCGAAGGTTCTGCGCAACGCGCGCGTTGTCTTCGAAGCTGCCGTGCGTCTTGCTGCGCTCGTCAAGAAGCGCCTCGATCGGGGCGGCGCTTTTCTCGTAGATAGGGCTATCACTCGAAGAAGACATTTCGCATTTCCTTTCTGCGGCCAAACTCGGCTATCAAAGCCGCCTCGGCCCTGCCGTCGTCTTTGACGCGGCGAAATTCGCCGGCTTGCACCGGCCAGAGATTTGAAGCTTTGGCGCGCGAGCCGTCTTTGCCGCCATTGACTTTGAGCTCGCGCTTCCAAGTCGCCGGCGGCGCCCACTCGACGCGCACGCCGGCGCCTTTAAGCCAGCCTTCGACGACGCCGGCGGCGCGGCCGAAGTTAAACGCTGCGCTCGCCGATTGGCCCGTGAAGCCGCCCACCTGTTCAAGATAGGCGACGTCGAGCTCGATGGTTTTGATGAGATCGCGAAGAGCGCGGGCGTCGACTTCGGCCTTGTCGGTCTTGCCGCGGCGAATTCTCAAGATCGGCATGTCGAAGACGCCGACAAGCTTGCCGTTTTCGATCAGGGCCAGGGCGCCGAGAGCGCCAGGATCGACGCCTAAGATCCTCATGCGCCGAGCACGTCTCTGACGCCGTCAAGGATGCTTTCGTGCGAATCGATATATTCAGCGCGAGCGATGCGGGCCTTCTCGCGCAGCGCCGAGCTGGTCGCGTGGAGCTCGACCCCCATAAGCTCGGCCAGGAGAATTTCAGGCGTGTCGCTGAGCCTGCGTGGGGTTCGGCCAGATAGGCGGCTTGTGAGGTTCCAATAGTTTTTCAACTCAAAATCGAGGCCTGTAACTCGCATAACTGCGCCTTTCATGGCGGAATCTATGTCGGGAAATGTCGGTTTTGTCTGTCTGTGGATTCCACAAATACATGCCGGAGACATATTGTCAATCGTTTGTGGCGCCGCATAAACGCCAGAATCGCACCTTTAAGTTAAGCCGTTGACAAGGTGTCTTGCGTGACATACATACACATACAACGCATGAGCATATCTAACAGGGAGATCTGACGTGTCTGCTAGAGATTTAACGCCCTTAAAGGGGAGTGCCAGCCTATCTAAGATGGAGTTTGGCAGGAAGTTATACAATCTCATGGTCGCCCGCGGCTGGACCAACGCCGAGACGGCGCGTCGCGCCGGCATTCCGCGTGACGCCGTCGGCGTCTACGTTAATGGGAGAGCCTACCCCCAAACAAGGAATTTGAACGCGCTCGCCAAGGCGTTTGGATTAGAACCCGAAGAGCTCCTTCCTAATATCGTCATTGACGCCATAGCAGAGCACGCGCCAGGAGAAAGCGGCCAACTGACGTTGACGCGCTCGGGCCACGCGCTCTTGAAGATAAACCGCGTCGTGAGCGTCGCGACGGCCTTGAAGATCCTGACGCTGTTGAACGCTGATGCTCCTGACAGAGATTGAAGTCGCGAACCGCCTGCGGTGCTCGACGTCCAAAGTCAAGCGTCTGCGGTTGTCTGGCCAACTCCCTTTCGCCGCCGGCCGTCCGGTGCTTGTCGCTGAAACTGATTTAGAAATATTTGTGGAGACACTAAAATGTCGAGCCCGGCAGAGCTTAGAAAAAACGAGGAAACCGGCGTCTGGTACGTCCATTATATCGAAGGCAGACGAACAAAACGCGTCTCGACGCGCGAGAGAAATATGGTTGCGGCGCAAGCGTTTTTCGGCCAATGGCTCTTGATGGACGTCGAGGCCACGGCGCAGCCGGTCAGATTGACGTGCGCCGAGATTTGGGCCGCCTACTGGAGCGGCCACGTCATGCGCCAAGTGGGCTGTCGAAACACGGTCGAAGACGCGTGGAAAAATGCCAGCAAGGCCTTTGGCCAGCTTCGGCCTAGCGAAGTCACGCAAGCTCGCTTTGACGCCTACGCGGCCGATCGGGGCGCCGGCAGGATCGGCCGGCCGTCGCAGCTTTCGACCGTCTGGAAAGAATCGCGCATCCTTCTCGCGTCTTGGAACTACGCCGTGAAGCATCGGCTGATCGCGTCGACGGAGCTGCCTATCCTGGCGCTGCCGCCGCCGCCCTTGCCACGCGAGCGCTGGCTGACGCACGAGGAAGTCGCCAAGCTGGTCAAGGCGGCGGCCGCGCAGCGTGTCGGCGGCCGCATGTCGCGCGGCGAGCGCTTCCTCTGGCTCGGCCTGGAGACGGCCGGGCGCCGCGCGGCCTTAGAGAGCCTGCTCTGGCCGCAAGTCGACTTCGAGACGCGTGTGATCCACTTGAACCCGCCGGGGCGCCGCCAGACAAGCAAGAGGCGCGCCGACGTGCCGATCTCTGACGCGCTGTTGCCGATCCTGCTGCGCGCCTTTGAAGAGCGCATAGGCGACTATGTGCTCGACGCGCCGACGCGCGTAACCTTCGCGCTCGACGCTCTAGCTAAAGCCGCCGGCGTTGCCGGCGTCACGCCGCATGTCCTGCGCCACACGGCCGCAACGCATATGGCGCGGAATAACGTCTCGCTATGGAAGATCGCCGGCGTTCTCGGAAACACGGTCGCCATGGTCGAGAGCGTCTATGCCAAGCACTCGCCGGATAGCCTGCGCGAAGCGGTCAATTCAATGGGCGCAAAGATGGGCGCATAGCGCCCAAAAGGGGCGCATTTGTAGGCCAGACAAGTCCGCTGCGGCCTACAAAAGTCGGATAGCCTCAGAGTAGAAAACAAGAAAAGCGCCATACAACAACGGCCTACGTAAAATACAGCACAGTTTATTATGGACAAGTTTGCAGTAAAAAAGGGCGCAGCTAAGAGATTGTTTTAACGATCTATTAATCTCTTGCTTGCGGCAGACATACTATTTTATGGGCGCAAAATGTGGGCGCTTCTAGCCGTAAAGCTGCCCAAGGCTTAGAAGCGCGAGCCGCCGCTTCTGTAACGCCTGCCCTGCCGGCGTCTGCTGCGGCGGCGTGAAGACCGGCGCTGCGGGCGTGCTCGGCATTCCAAGCGACGCCAGCGCGCCAATGCCGCCGCCCGTGGGCTGCTGCGGGGCCATCGCAAAGGCGTCGGCGGCCGACGGGAGCGCTGGCGCGCCGGTCCCGCCAATGCCGCCCGTCGGCACGCCCGAGACTTGAGTCGCCGGCGTGCTTGTGGCCGGAGTTGCCCCGCCCACTGACGGCGTGACGTTATCGTAAACATTCGCGTACTTATTGACGAAGGCCGACGCTGGCGCGTTCGGGTTGCCGTTGTTCACGGCCACAGCGTCGCCGAGCCCGAGGCTGGCCGGCGTCGCGTTCGGGTTCTGGAGCAGCTTCGTCGCGCCGGTCGCGCCTTGCTGATGCGCGAGATAAAGCTCTTCCGGCGTCGGCGGCCGCCCGAGCACGGACGTCAAGGCCGAAGCGTTGGCCGCGGTGAGGCGCGCCATAGCCGCGGCCTGATCGGCCGGGTTCGTGATGTCGCCGCCGTTGCCGTAGGCGTTCCAAGTCCCTTTCGTGAACTGAAACTGGCCCTTGGCGCCCGTCGGGCTTGTGGCGTTCGGGTCGCCGCTCGGATCCTCGATCGCGCCGACGCGGCCGTAATAATCAGCGAGGTTATCGACCATTTACGGGCCTCCGTGCGCTGAGCAGGACGGCCAGGTCGCCGCTCGACGGCGCCGCTTTCGGGCCTCCCAACTGGCTCGCGAGATAGGCGCGCGTCAAAGCGGACCCTACCTCTGGCGGCGCCGCGACGGGCGGGGCGTTCCGCTGCATTTCTTGGAAGAGCGGGGAGCGTTGACGCACAAGCTTATCGGCGCTCTCAAGCGAGCGCGAAGTGAGCGCGTTTCCGGCTTTTTTCATTATCATGCCGGCCAGCGGAACGCCGGCGCCGACAAGCGCGCCCATTGCAGGGCCGCCTACGGCCGCGCCGGCCGCGCCGGAGCCGAGTCCCGTTACAACTGAGCCGAAGCCGCCGCCGCCGCCGAAGAGATTGCCCACCATGCGAACGGCGTTGCGAGTCGGCGTGCCGCGCGCTACTTCGTGAAGCGCGCTCAGTTCGTCGGCGTTGAATCCGGCCGCTGCTTTAGGGCTTTGGAGAATTGCTTTGACGCGCTGACGAATGGCGTTATCGAGGTTAGCGCCGGAATTTGCAGTCGCGGCGTTGAGCTCGGCCTTGTCAGCGACGCCGGTTGCAACGCCGTCTTCGCCGCCACGGCCAAAGAGCTGCCCTGAGCGCATTGCGGCGGCGTAGTTGCCGTTCGCGTCTTGGAGCGCCCGCGCGGCTTCCATGCCGTTACCGGAAAGAACAGCTCCATGAGGCGGAGCAGAAATGAAGTCATCAAGTCCGGTTTTGGCAGACTTGGCGGCAAGCTGCTCGGATGGATTGGCAAAGTTTCCTGCAATATGGCCGAAAACTCGCCGAGCGGGCGCAAGGCCTGTTCCGAGGGGCGCGGCTGTAGCGCCGGCAGGCGGGTGTTCAAGGTCATCTAAAACGCCGTGCGTTTGAGGGACTACTTTTCGAATCAAGCCTTGCTGATCGAGGCCTTGCCTAACCCCCGAAGCCATAGCAGAGACGTGAGCCGGCGCATAGTCAACGCCGGAGGCCCTCATTCGTTCATAGCCGGCGTTGGCCGCGGCGTGAAGAGCGTCGGCCGTCGGCGAGGCTACGGTCGCCGGGACCATTTTGCCGCTAAGCGGAGCGGGGCTGATCATGCCCGCCAAACCAACGGCGCGCCGGATCCCTTCGTCGCTCATCGGGTTGACTTTGCCCGTCGCGACATCGCCCGGCAACGTCAAGGCGCTTTTCACGCCTTGCACCACGTTCCCCGCCGTCTCGATCGGGTGCGCGACCGCGTGCGCCAGGCCGAGCGTCACTTGACGAACCCGCTCCATCGCGGGGTTTTGCCATGCGCCCGGGTCCGCTAGCGCGGCGGCAGGCGCGGCGCTCGGCGCGGGGCGGTGCGCCGCTTCGGTTAAAAAGGGGCTTGATTGGCGGCGTGCATTCTCTTGGGAAAACGGGGTCTCATCGCTCATTGTTGCGCCCCGCCGCCCTGCCCGATGCTGAGCGAGCGCATGAGGTTTTGCATAAACGGCGTCGTCATGCTCGCCGGGCCGTCAGGCACAGGTTGCGGCTGCGGCTGCGGAATGACCGCCGGCGCTGGCGTGGCGCTAGCGGCCTCGACGATCGGAGTCGCCGGAGCTGCGCCGGGCGCGCCGACGTGAACGGTGACGGCCGGTGGCGCGGCTGGCGGCGCTGCGGCGGCCGTCTGCGCGCCTTGAACCGGCATGGGTGCGGCGGCAGGCGCCGGGGCCGGCGCTGCGACGGGCGAAGGCATTGCCGGCGCGGCCGTTGGCGGCGCGGAGGGAGCGGCGGGAGCTGCGGGTTGCGCAGCCGCCGAGGCTTTAACATAAGCGTCGTGATAAGCCGGGAGCTGCGCGGTCGGAATTGTCGTCGGATCGACGGCCTTGAGTTGGTCAAGCGTCATCGTGCTTGGATCCGGCGCCGGGGCCTGCGCCTGCGCCGGCGCTGCGCTAGGAGCCGCTGGCGCACCGGGAGCCGCGGGCTTAGCGCCGAAGTCGGTGTTAAGCGCGGCCTGCCCGGCCGGCGAAGTCATGTCAACGCCGCGATACTGGAGCGGGTGTGACGCTACATATTGGTTCTCGACCGCGTACATCGCATTGCCGTCAAACGGCTGGCCGCGCGCCGCGGCGGCGGTCCTCGCGTCTTGCACGGCCTGCGCGATCCCCTGGTTGCGTTGCGCCGTCTGCCGGATGGCGTCGATAATGACGGCGTTGCCACCTTCGCTGTTTTCTAAGTTCGGGTATGCCTTTTGAAGCATCGTCAGCTCGGATGCGGCCGGGCGCGCGCCAAACATATTTTTGAACTGCGACGTCAGCATATTCATGCTGAGTTTGTTGACGACGTCTTTATCCGCGACGGTGTTTTCGTCGAACATCGCCGGCGCGCCGGCCGAGGTTAGAAAGGCGTTGATGTTCTTTTGCGCGTTTAGCACCGCTGGCTGCATAGATCCGCCGACTGTGCCGCCGTTGGCCTTGATGGCCGCCAGGCTCGCGTCAAGCTGATTCGCTTGTTCAATCGTCGTTGGCGCGGCGCGCCCCGCGTCGACGATGCTGCCGTATGTCTTGGCGTCCTCTTTCCCGACGCCTTGGTTAAACGCGTTCTCAGCGCCGTTGACGTTTATATTCTGGCCGCTGCCGCCCACTTTCAGCGCCCATTGTTGCTGAGGCGTCGGGTTTTGGAAGTCGGCCGGCGTCATCTTCGAAGTGATGCCCGCCGCAATACCGGCGTTGCTCGTCGCGTCTTTGTCGGGGCCTGCGACTGTCGACGTCGTGCCGTCTGGCGCGGTGCGGATTTGATTGGATCCGGCCGCCAGGGTGACGGGCGCATATTGCGTCGACGGAACGCCGTACTTCTCGGCGGCCGACGGCGGCAAGACGCGCTCCTGGCCGGAAGACATGGGCTCAAACATCTTCATGAGCTGCTGATTAGCCTCTTCCTGCGTCTGCGACGCCTGAGTGGCTTTGTAGCCGTGAACAGCGCCCTCGGCCGCGTCAACGCTGGCTTGCGTCGCTCCCGGCGCCGTTGCACGCGAGTAGAGATCGGCAAGCTCGGGATTGGCATAG